CACAGGACCTTGCGGTCCAAATCCTCGGTTTACACCGCGGATTGCCACCTCAGCTTGATGTTGACGGCTTGAGGACGTCCCGAACGTTCCAAGTGGTCTTCGGCAACGAATGGCTGTTCGCCGCGCTTAAGAAGACACTTGAGCAAGGCACCAGAATCAGCGAGAGGATTCTCGGGGATCCTAGCGTGTACCGCATAGCCCCTGACTAGGGGGCGGTGCAGTTCGTCACACATCTTCTTGGACTCATAACCCAAGAAGCTGTGACGGCCAAGCACCGGTGAAGACGGCAAGACAACAGGAAAGTGTTTTATCACTCGCCTGATCTCGTCGTCCAGCCATTTCACAGTATCCCAGTAACCAGCAAAATAAAGCTGATTACGAAGTGATACTAATGAAATGACTCCAGTAGCGTCCGACCGTGATTTCGGAAACATTTCGCGGACCTTGACTATAGTAACGTCTTGGCCAGCGTAATAATCTCCTCCGCAAGACTCTCTGAACTTACCAGTCCAGAAAGACTTACGAGCGTTAACTTTGAATCCAAACGATTCAAGTGTCGCAATCACGGTTTGCACATATTCTACGGGGACGATAATATCGTCGCCATAGACACGCACCTTACCCTTAAACTTCCTTAGGGAAGCCGGGGTAAGTGGGGCGTTGAGCTCCTTTTCGATTCCCATGAAGATTAAGGTCGTAAAGACCATAGCTTCAACAGGAAAGCAAAGGGCTGAACCCATAGACGCGAACTTGGACAGGGATTGAATTCCCCATCCAGGCACGTGAGCCTTCGTAGAACGAGAGGCGGAAACGGCCTTATTCAAATGGGGCCAATTCCGCATCATTTCTACTACGAGCTCATTCGAGACACGATCGGATGCTTCGCTCAAATCGAGCGTAGCTAGTTCACCAGTTAGTGAACCATCTTTGGCCATGGCCTTATTAGGGTCTTGGTCATCGAATCCAATAACTCGGGAGAGGAAGTCATCCCTCTTCCACAACCCTCTAGAGGGTTGCAATGAGTTTAGAATCAAAGGTAGAATCGCCTGCTGTGCATACTGCATAGCAGTTGGTTCAATTCCGATGATTCTAGGTGTCTTGAGCGTTTTAGGTACAGTGATAACCCTTACGGGTATCTCTGCATCAGGTTCGAGGATGTCAATGCTCGCTAATTGGTCATAGTAAGACCAATTGGGTAGAAGAAACTCTCCCGAAGGAAAGATTTCTTCTAAACGAGCAGGCCAGGTGCGCTGGTTCCACTTAGCGTTTCCGCTAAGTCGATCAGCTGTAGCACCAGGCCCATGCTTCGGATAAGCCTCAAGGTTGTAGATTTTGTAATCTACTTCCGAAAAGGACGTTCCGAATAGCATAGCAGACATACGCCTAAAGGCCTCCAAATCAATGGGGTTCCTTAAAGCGTCATTTGCTTTGACATCCTGCTCACACTCAATGTAGCCACGTATCGCTTTGCTTATCCTTGCATCGCTGCAGGGAACGGCAATCTTACTAAACATCAACGTTAGTTGACGAATAGCAAGAATAGAATCGATACATGGTTCATCAAGCAACGCACCAGAATGACGGTCGAACACACGATCGAGGAAACCTCCAAGAAAGTTGGGGGTAACCTCTCGATTACGGCGTGGTCCTTTTACGGACCACAAAGTAAACGAACGACGATCGATCTGACCTTGGTCAAGACAGAGTTCAAAGTCTTTTCCAAAATCAGATAGGGTTATCGTGAGAAACGATAACCCCTCATGTTCGCACCGACGATGGACGGTTTTTACGTCCATGGTGGCGCTTGTGCAACACATCCTAGCTAATTCGTTAGCTAGTTTACTCCAGAGCAACAATAGGCTTTTCATAGCCCCTCCTTAAATAGAGGTGGTCTATCCTAGCCTATGGCTGTCACAGTTCAACAGACAGGACTACTCAAATAGACGAAGTTGTCTACATGAGGTCCCTCTTTCGGTCCCAAGTCCAAAAGACTCGTAACCGGAAGAAAGGGAATCGAGCGTTGAGCTCGAAGCCCCCTCGTCTGTTGCCGACCGCATCCTCTCTTTCGCCAAGGATACGCGCAGATCGTGCGCTAACGAGCAACTCAACCTCATCGGTTGTGATGTCCGTTGTCTCAAGCCATTTCTTAATGTCTCGAGAACTATCCTGTCGAAATCGGGGATGTCTCCCGTCTTGGAGTTGTCGGGCTTGAGGGCTATTTCTAGCTCTCTCCACCGAGCAACTTCGTGATCAGGAGATCCGAAGATGCTGTAAACGCGGCTTTAAAGCCGGTGTAAACAGCAAGTGCCTCTGCGTTCGTATATCCCAC